CAAATAGGTACACGTGGCTGTCACCCTTCTCAAAGATTATCTCGTAACCTTTATTAAGTAGTTGGTTAGTGTTTAGGTATCCTATAATCCTATTGATTTGCCCGGGGTCAATCTTAGGTTTAAAACCGAACTTTAAATTGTGCGTGTCCTTTCCGTGAGTAGTAACAAAGCAGTAGTTTCCAATTATCTCGTAATCAATAAACTGTGTCTGATTGGTTACCTTAACATTCTTTAGGTCTCTCTCGATGTACTTCTTAAAGAACTGATTTACGAAGTAAGAGAAGTCTCCGGCATGGTTATCGTTACAGATATTACGCACGTGAATGGTGTCGTAGAATGGTGCTAGGTACGTTATTAGCATTGACTTAAACGTAAAGCCTACGTCAAACGCTTTTTGATTGCTCATGTTCTGAGGCAGTGAGTGACCACCACGTGTAGTCTGACCATTGAACCCATCTAGGTAGTCTCCTAGGTCAAGCAGGTAAAGCACGTTGCTGTTCTGTTTGGCTAGTGTGTAGGACACCATCTTCTCCAATCGCTCGAATAGTATGTCCTCGTTCCACTCTGTTGGGTACAACGAACGCCCTTTGTCGCTAGCGTCCATACCAATGTGTACGTCTGTAAATACTAGCTTGTCAAACTCTCCATCGTAGACCTTCTTGCCTACCTTCTCTATGTTTAGTTTGGGAGCACTCTCGAGTATCTTCTCGAAGTCTAGGTCTAGTTCTTTACCGGAGTTAAAGGATGGGTTGGCAAAGAATAGTGATGCGTCCTTTGTCTTAATCCAACCATGCTTTACATCGTTTTCGTTAAGACCCATCTCATTGGACTTGTCCTTAATTGCCCTGAACTGTTTTATCAAATCGAATTCCTGAGGATTAAGCCTAACCCTAGGAACACCCTTACTTACTACAGGACGACCCATTTTTTTACCCATAAATCTTATTTAAATAAATTAAAAAGTAGACTGACTCTACTACGGAATGTTTCGCTTAGTGATACTCTTAATAAAAAACCTAATATAAAAGACAATATTACGAATAACCAACGAGTTTTGTACTTTGTTATGTATTTATTTTGATACTTAACCTTTTGAGCTTCAGCTTTTATGTACTTTGTCTTGTACTTATATTCAATGCGTGTCTCAAATCTCGTCTTAGGTACGTAGGATGTCTTGTTACGAATGATTGTATCCTTTTGAATGATTACCTTCTCCCAAACGATTGAGTCGTGTACGATGACAGGGAACGAGTCTACTGATGTTATCTTGATTGTATCAGATACCTCCTCACACTTATAACCCTTCTTAATAGCCTTATTAAGATGATATCTTGCAGAGCACGAAAATAATAGGTGCACTGTAACAAATATGAGCGCAATTCGTTTCATTATTTAAAGAATGAGCGCTTCTTATCAGCGCGGTTTTTAGATTGAGCTTGCATACGGGTCTTGGTCTTTGAGGTATGTGCTACGTCCTTTCCGTCTCCATTTCCGTGCGTACCCTTCTCTCTATTTATTTTTTGTAGCTCCGCTCTATACTTTTGTCTTGACGGAGTGTCTTGGTACTTAGAGTCGTAAGCTAATTTCTTCTTACGCGCCTCCGTATTACCTTGGTAGTACTTAGCTGTCTTCGATGTACCTGTCTTGGTACCTGCTAGTTTGTTTCTCATTAGAACTCATTTATTAAGCAGTAAGTAACTAACTTCTCAGTCTTCAATAACCTGATCATGGTCTTGTACTTAGTCAAGTTGTTTACCACTTGGCATCCGGCTGAGTACCATCCAATACTATCTCCTGATACACCATCTAGGTTATAAGTGTTAGGATGGAAGTTGATACCGTAGTATCCTTCTTGTAGCTTACCCTGTTCCTCAGACTTAACGTCTTTGTCGGTATCACGGTATACTTTTATCTTGCTACCTAGTTGAAGCAATGCCTCTACCTTCCCGTTGTGCTTTCCGTACTTCCAAAGCTTGTAGTACCACTCATCAGACTTAACTATAGCAGCACCATCGTTATTAACCTTCTCAAATTGATTTAGTGTAGGTGTTCCCGGATTGGTTGTAGCTGTTGTTACCTCTATGAACTCTTCGCCCTTGAATAGGTATATCTTATCGTCAAACTTATTTGGTGTGTCTTCTTTAGACCTAACACCCAATAGCCAATAGCCGGTAGGTATCTCTTTATAAGAGTCGAGTTGTTTGACTCTATCTAAGAGCTCTATATCTTTGAATGTACGAACCATTTTTATTTCTTTATGTTTCTGTATGTCTCTGCTACACCCTCTGCAGCTCTACGGATCTTTTTAACAGTCAACCAAACACCACTTAGTACATTGTTTCCTGAGATGTCAAACCAATTCTCATTGATAGACGCAAGCTCAATAATTGAGAATATGATCAATATACCGTTTGTAAAAACAGCTTTATTAAGTAAGATATCGTAGTCTAATGCTTTTAAAACGACATCCAAGAATGGTGTCAATACGTAGTAGTCAAGTGGAAATAATGGGACTGCTAAGAACGCGTATCCAAGTGACTTAAATATATAACCACGTCTAAGCATCTTAGACTCAAATACATCTCTATACTTTCTATTATCTCTCTTAGCGATATACTTAAGTGAGATTAGTTTTACGATGGTATCAATAAAGATGATACCCATTAGGCAGATCACCGACAGCTCTACCGGTGATAAAATAGACACGAACGCTACGATAAATATGGTTATTTTTTCTTTCATTATACTATCATTAAAACTCCTGAGTTATTATATAAGTCCCCTGCACTAAGTCCCGCAGGTGAGGTAGGCAGACCCTCGAGTCTTACTCGTCCGCTTGTGGAATGGAAGGCATAGTGCGTAACCCCTACCGTTGCGGTTAATGTTGGATTGTGATAAAAACCTCGATAAATTGTTGTACCACCCGAAGTATTTATAACGGTGTTTGTTTGAATATTGTTGAATGTATTTGTATTTATAGTATTTTCAACAGCACCCGTCATTCTTATAACATTGCCAAAACCATTGCCACCACCAATATTACGCTGACTAATAGTCATTAATGCTAATGAGCCTTCCGCATTATTAATAGGGATTCTTCCGTCATTTATTTGACTAAATGTAATTGCATTTGTAATTTGCCCTCCTCCAATACTTAGAGTAGTATTTCCATTTGCAAAAACTTCACCCGTTGTAGAAGGAGTGCCTATCTGAAGACGACCTTGCACCCTCGCAGTCCCATTAACGTCAAGCTTGAAACCCGCATCGGTTGTTGTTCCGATGAGGACGTTGCCATTCTCAAAAATAAACTTATTGGCACTTAAAGATAAAGGTATTTGTGCGGTTTGTCCCGCATTTAAGGTTGATATATTTGCACCATATACGGAAGATAAATATGGTAAAAAACGAACGCTACCCGTTGTTGAACTAAATATTGTAGAGTATGTTACGTCTGCTACATTAACGTGAAATTTATATTGCGGCGTACTCGTTCCAATACCTACGTTACCCGAAGTATCAATACGCATTCGCTCGGCATTATTTGAGTAGAACGTAGGAAAATACGAAGCACCCGTATATATTCTAAATTCTCCCGTGTTTTGGTTATTTAATATTGATGAATTTATAGCTCCCGAGAAGTCATTAAAATTTATTCCATTAAATGCTGTACCCAAAATGCTTTGTTGCAAAGTTAACCTACCACCATTTGTCAAAATAGTAGTATTCCCACTCACCCTCGCAGTACCATTAACGTCAAGCTTGAATCCTGCGTCTGTGGTGGTGTTGATTAGGAAATTACCCGTTGTTGCTGCGAATCTTGCTCTTTCAGCTGCTGCAATAGCAAATACAATATTTGTTGCTCCGATTTGTAAGTAAGGACCATTGACGCTTGCTCCTACACTTAATAAAATTCTACCATCTGAAATGTGTGTTAAATCAGTTGCACTACAAAAATCAATTCTTCCACTTTGTCCTCCTCTAATTGAAGATGAATTACCATAAATACTTGTAGTATCTTGTGGTCTAAAAGTAAATATGCGTGTTGAGGTTGTTCCTAATTGTAATGCTACATTCGTATTATCCCAAAACAAGTTAGCCGATTCACTCACTACATTTCCCGTACCTTCAAACAATACACGTCCAACAGTACCCGATGTGATTGCAGTCGTTCCTATTGTGATTCCCGATGGGATTGCACTGATAATTTCTTGTCCGGTGATCTTACGGCTACCGGTACCCCCTGCCAATGACAGCTCGAATAGGTCTGTTGACGCTAAGTTTCTGCCTAACGCGGGTAAGTTTACTATTTTAATTCCTGCCATGTCTTATACTATAAATGTCCATCCTGATGATTTGTAAATCCATAACCCCTCTGTAACATCAGTACAGTATACAATCAGTCCAACAGCCGGGCTAGCTATGGCTGTGCGTTGTGCGTTCGTCATTCGCGGAGGTAGGAAGCCTTTTGTAGTGGATTGAATGTCTAGAATTGATGATGCAGTTAATGTTGCCCCCGCATTTGTACTATTAAACACGAATCCATTAGCATCGGTAAAAGTTATTCTACTTCCATTAAACGCAATAGATTCAGTATTAAAACTAGTTCGGTACATTACCGCATTCACATTATCTAAAACCCAAGCTGAACTTTGGAAAGTTAAATTTCCATTTAATCGAGTAGTACCGTTAACATCTAACTTGAAACCCGCATCGGTTGTTGTTCCGATAGCTACGTTACCCGTTGAGAAAAACCTTGCATTTTCAGTTCCTCCTATTGATATTCTTAATGGTAAAGTTAAATAGTTTCCAAATTTAATACCACTAGCATCTGCTCTCCATTCGGGTGTATTATTTGTTATTCCCGTGCTTTCCCAAGTAATATTATTACCACTAAAATAAATACGACTTGGTCCTATTGATGTAGTTCCTAATAAATTACTTCCACCATTAACAAACAATTTTGGTATTTCACTATATAATAATGTTGTATAAGTTGATGCACCAAATACTGCTACTCCATTTTGCATTCTTAAACCTAAGTTAGTTACCCCCGTAAATGCACCATTAGTGAACGTAGGTGTAATATCTAATCCAACTAATACATTATTATTAGCCGAAGCTACTAACGAAGGACCAATTGCTAACCCATTTAGAATGCCACTCAAATTTTCGGGGTTTATTGATAAACTTAATCCCGTTGCAGTTGTATATTGAAAAGATATTTTTGAGTTATTAGCAGAGTTAAACATTTGAAACGCAGAACCGCTAAATAATTGCATCTGTCCATAACCTTGATAACCGCTATAATTTGTTAGCGTACCCGTTAAATCCATTCCTCCCGTTGATACGGTAAGTTTCCCTTGCACCCTCGCAGTACCATTAACGTCAAGCTTGTATCCTGCGTCTGTGGTAGTGTTGATTAGGACGTTGCCCGTACCACTAACAATTCGCATTTTTTCAGCATTGTTAGCATTAAAGTAAAGACTATTAAAAGATTGAAGTATCATTCCCGTACCAAACTGATTAGATATAAAACCAATTTCAGTTGGAACACCAACACTTAATTCTTGCGTAAATTGAAATTTAGATGGATTTGATGAAGTACAATTCAAACGCATAGTAGCACCTAAAGCCTTTGTTATTTGCAATATACTATTCGTATTATCCCAAAATAGGTTAGCGGACTCGCCTAAGGTGTCTGATGCGCCTTGGAACAAGATACGTCCTACGGTACCATTGATAATGGGGGTGCCTCCTACGTTTAGCTTGGACGCATTCATTATCTCCTGACCCGTAATCTTACGGCTCCCTGAGCCACCCACTAAGGATAGCTCAAAGAGGTCCGTACTAATTAAATCCCTACCTACTGCGGGTAGGTTGACGATCTTTATTCCTGCCATGTTTGTTTTTTTTATCCGACTGTCTCAGTCTCCAACGCCTCAGGCTCTCCGCCTTGCTCTTTAGCAAGCTCGTTAAGGAACTGAATAAGTGGAAGACCGTACTTTACAGGCATCTCTTGAATGAATGACTCTAACTTTGCTAAGTTCTCTTGATTTAAAACGATTTGATTCATGATATATAGATTAAATGATTACTACTCCGATAGCATCTGCAACACATTGGTTGACGTAGCTATTGTCTGTTCCCCAAGCTGCAAACTCTTCTTCAGTCAAGGTATAGTTACCCTGAGCCAATTGTTTGCCCTCATCTGTAAGCAACTGCCAATAAGTTGTAGCAGTAACTGCGTCCGTTGGGAAGTTAAGAACTAAGACAGACATAAAAGTCGCTGTCCCTTCGTTTAGTGGGTATACTACCGGTACGATAGCAATTCCTCCTTGTGGTGTTGTTGTTTCCATTGTTTTATTTTTTATTGTTAACCGATATATGTCCATCCGGACGATTTATAAATATACTTTCCTTCTGTTGCATCTGTCTGATAGATCTCAAGACCTATAGCCGGAGATGCGATAGCGTTCCTCTGTACCTGTGTCATTCGTGGAGGTAGGAAGCCTTGTGTGGTTGACGTTGCTTGTAATACAGCGGATGCGACTGCAGAAGTATTACTTCCTACTTGCATAGCACCATTCATACTCATATTTGCATTGTGCCTAATATACCAAGCGGGATTGTGCATTGTTATGTTAATAGAACCATTTCCACTATCATAAAGCATTATTCTATTCCAAACAGACGTACTTGAACCCGAACCAATTAATATATCTGTTGGTAAAAAAACATTACCAATAAACCTCGCAGTACCGTTCACATCTAACTTGAAACCCGCATCGGTTGTTGTTCCTATCTGAACATTTCCCGTGTTAGCTATTCTCATTCTTTCAGCTTGAGCACTAGCAGTTTGTGTGATAAATCTTATAAAACCCGTGTTATTGGTTGTATTGTAGATTGCCATATCACTTAAGTTGGTTGAAATTCCGTAGGCAGTTAATAGACCTAAAGTTTTAGTATCACCGTTAACGTCAAGCTTATAACCCGCATCGGTTGTTGTTCCTATTAGGACGTTGCCCGCTAACCAAGTTGTTGCAGTTGTTGAATTACCTATCCAAGTTCTATTTGATTCCGTTGCTGAAACGCCCGTTGATAAGTAACCAATAAAAATATTATTTGAACCCGTTGTATTTGAATTACCCGCTCTAGTTCCAATGGAAGTATTTAGGCTACCCGTAGTATTTACAGAACCCGTTTCTCTACCAATGGAAACATTGTTACCTCCCGATGAATTCGCAGTACCCGCCACCGCTCCAAGAAATGTATTGTTTCCACCACTTGTATTATTTTCTCCCGATGCTCGACCGATAAAAGTATTGTTACTTCCATCTATATTTGACCTTCCTGCAACACATCCGAAAACTGTATTATTTGCACCCGTAGTATTTGTAATTAATGCATTTAATCCAATAGCGGTATTTGATATAACTTGTCCCGCTCCAAGTCCAATGTTAATTGAATTGATTCTCGCAGTACCGTTAACGTCAAGTTTATAACCATTATCGGTTGTTGTTCCTATTAGTAAGTTTCCCGTGTTTTTAAAGATAAAAGCATTACCAATATTTGGGCTTATGTAAATATCAGTTTGAGCATATAAAGTAGGGTTGTTACTATTTACACTCCAATTTGTCAAGCCTATCATATTAGTACCACGTTGAGCGTAAACATCGCCAAAACAATGTAAATAACTACTCACCCTCGCAGTACCGTTCACATCTAGCTTGTATCCTGCGTCTGTGGTGGTGTTGATTAGGACGTTGCCCGCGTTAATTGTTAGGTAAGCAGTTGTACCTACGCTATCCCTAAACTCAAAGTTGTTAGCAGTGAAAACACCTCCCGCATTACCCGCGCCATTTCTTACATTGGTAATAAACATACCAAATTCAGTAGTGGATAAATTTCTAACTAATCTAATAAATGAACTTCCGTCTTGTTGTAGAACTAATGTTGTGCTTGGACTACTCGTTCCAATCCCTAAACGCTTGTTCGTATTATCCCAAAACAAGTTAGCTGATTCTTGCACTACATTTCCCGTACCTTCAAACAATACACGTCCAACAGTACCCGAAGTGATTGCAGTCGTACCGATTGTGATTCCCGACGGGATTGCACTGATGATCTCCTGACCTGTAATCTTGCGACTACCCGTGCCACCCGCTAACGAGAGCTCAAATAGGTCAGTGGACGCTAAGTTCCTGCCTAATGCCGGTAAGTTAACTATCTTGATACCTGCCATGATTAGTCTATTATGCGTTCTTGACCGTCGTCTGTATAACGATTAATCCCGTCGTCCGTCACACGTTCGTCAGGGAATATTGGAGATATCGAGCTCTCACCCGTTATCCCAATCTCGTTTGTTATCTGTATACCGTTTGTAATCATCTTACCAAAGAGCTACAATCTCAGATGCTGATGTGCCTGTTTGGAACACCTTTAGTACCTGTACAGGTAAAAATGATCCACCTAAGATCCCGAAGAACGTAACGTCGTTGTTTGAAGCGGTCAAGACTCTAAGAGTTCCACCTGCTCCAATGTATAGAACACAGGCCTCCTTGTTATTGTTTGTGTAGATAACAAAGTCATCACCTGATGCTAAAAAGATATTGGCGTTCATTACCAAGTTGTCCTCGTCAATTACCCTTACTACGGTAGCAGATTGGTTTGTTGTTAGGTTAACAACCACGTCACCTGTCTGTACGTTTGATGTTACGAACGTACCCGTTGTATCATTAAGTTGATTAGCTGTAACAGTATCACTTGTACCCGATGCTACTACATTAGGAAAGGGAATATTTGCGTTATCAGATGTTACTATGTTTAATGCTGTGCTTGTCTGCAGTTTTTGATATGCCATGTCAAATTATTTATAAGACAAAGATAAGCAATATTTTAAAACAAAAAAGCCACCTGTGAAAGTGGCTTTGTATTGTTGTGTAATTATTTATTTATGGGTATACTCTGATTTCAATACTAGAAAGAGTTCCTATACCATCTGCATTTAAATTTGTTGAAGCATTTTTAAAAACAAATCCTCTTTGATTTGCATTGGGAGAACTATTATAATTAATTTCTGCTATTATTCTTCCATCTGCATCATCACCACGTATTGTTAGAAAAATAATAGTTTTTCCAATAGGAAATGCACCTGAAAGTGTTATATTAAAACTTCCTTGTCCTCCTCTTGCCCAAACAGGATTTCCACCTAAAGTATTTTCTAATACAGTAGCTACAGGAGCACTAGTTCCACTCTGAGTTAATAAAGCAGTGTACACTAAGTAGCTTGGCCCACCACCAACTGTCTCGATGATATCCGCCATAGTTACCGGCTCTGTCTGCTCGTTTAAGATTGCTGACTTTTTGCCTGTCAGGTCAATGCTTGGTGCAATTCCGATGAACTGCGTGTCGTTTGCTATAATTGCCATATCTTTTTTTTTACAAATATAAGGATTATTTTAAAATGAAAAAGCCACCTGATTAGGGTGGCTCGATTACTTTATTTTGGAATCACTAAATAATGTTTAATGTAAATATACTTATTACTCTCCTTTAAGAGCTTTTAATTCATTATACATTGCAAGAAGCTGTGCTTCTTTTTGAGCAATCAATTCTTCTTGTGTTGGTAGATTAACCTCAATAAATACTACTTCAACTATTCCGTTGTCGTTGTAGATTTCGTTTCTTACTTGTGTCATGGTTATTATTTAAAGTATGTTAATAATAGCAGTAGTTTGACTATCTATATAACTTGTTGATGCAGGAGATATAGTCGTAGGTGCTGAACCGATTGCTGCGCTTACTAATATTGCGGAAGGCGTAGTTCCATTATAGGTTAAAGCTAACATACTATTTGATGGATAACCATCGAAGTATACGGATGAACTATTACTTTGAACACCGAGCCAATAAGTAGTACCCTTAATAAAATTTCCTGATATTGTTGCGGTTTTATATCCACCTGTTGATAGGTCAAGTGATGCACTCTCATACAATTTAGTAGTGGGTAGCCCATTTAAACTTGAGTAAATCAAAATCCTTCCCAAGGCTCCTGCTGATGGCGACACGATATTTATTGCTAAAGATGTATATGAAATTGTTTGACTTGGTATAAAAGGTATTAATTGAATCGAGTTAGCAATTTGCTGAGCGAATCCACCGAACCCACCATTACCAATCATAGCAGTTATGTAATTACCTGCTTTCGGCTTAACTAAAACATGAATGCCTGAAGGTGTAGTGTCGATGATGTCCTGCATTGTAAAAATCTCACGCTGTGCGTTAGCTAAAGCTGAGCCTAAATTTGTTGTCACTACAGTACTTGCTACCGTGTGAAACTTCTGCCCTGATGGTATCGTTGCCATATTATAAAATATTTAAAGTTGTACTTGTAGGCACTGTTAATACATAACCTGCTCCCATTGATAGAGGGCCTGTAAAGTTTACAGTTGCATTCTCAGGAAGTGTAATATTTGCCATCAATGGGCCTACGATTGTAAATCCATTTGCCTCAATTCCTCCGCCCCCTACTGCGTTTGAAATGTCTTCAATTGTGTATGCTCCACTTTGAGCGTTAATTAAAGCTGAACGTAGTTCAGGAATTGAATAGTTAGCAGCTAATCCTATAAACTGCGTTCCTGATGGTACTGTTGCCATTACTATTTATTTTTTTAATTGTTTAACTTCTGCTGATAGCTCCTGAATAGCTTTAACTAAGATAGGAATTAGTTTACCATATGATGCTTCTAATTTCTCAGGATTCTCATCGTAAACTAACTTAAGTACCTCAGACATATCTACTGAATCTTCAGCAGCTTTCAAGTCTTGAGCAATGAATCCAAAGTCAGCGATGTCATGTTTACCATTCTCGTCTCTGTCATCCCAAACAAATGTTACAGGGCGAAGACCATCAATAAACTCAAGACCTACGTTTAAGTCTTTTACCTCTTTTTTATCACGTGCATCTGACAAAGATGTGATGGATGTAACGGCACAACGAAGAGATGTGATAGATGAGTTACCTAATGTAATTGAGTTACTCGCAGATGCTGATGCTGCATTAGATTGATTACCAATGCAAATATTATTACTACCTGTTGTAGTACTCAAAGGAGACCATCCTGCATACTTCCCAATAAAAGTATTAGTAGTTCCTGATGTAACTGCTCCTCCTGCACCTTCTCCAACAAATACATTAAAGTTACCTGCTGATGTAAGTACACCACCTGCGTCTCCACCAATAAGTACATTGTTGTTACTATATGCGCTTACTCCTGCACCTTGTCCAATTACAATTGAATTTACAGCGGGTGATTTATCAGGCCAAGTCCCATTTACTAATTGAATAGTACCTGCTGATGTATAAGCAACATTCATTGAATTTACTGTAACAAAATCAGATCCTGATGTAAATGGTGCTACGATGTCTACGTTAATTTGACTCATTTGTCTTTGTTTTTATTATAGAATAATTTATTTACTAATATGTTTGGATCGTTTAAGGATTCCTTTCTACCGGAACATCCGCAATCAACCCCTGTTAGATCAGATACCGTGTCAACAAACTTCTTAATGCCTGTTGCCCTCGTGAACTTCTCTATCGTGTCACCCAACCCAATGCTATCGCGTCTTACGCCTGTAACAACCGTTCTTAGTTCCATGACACAAAGGTACTGATTATTTTAGTTTATTTTTAGGTTTAACTGCCTTGCTAACATTTCCCTTCAAGAACTTCATAGCTCCATCCAAGGATTTCTTAGACTCGAACTTTGCAGCCTTCTTGATTATCTTCTTCATGGCTTCATGTCTCTTTTTCGAACCTTAGGCTCGTACTCAAGACCTGTGCTCTTACTCATCTTTCTCTCAGCCTTGTTGATCTCTCGGTTCTCTTTTCTTGCAGCCTTCTTCTTCATCCTTGTCTCCTTGTCTCCAAAGTATGTAGGTGCTAACGGATATTCTCTATTCATCATAATATTTGTTTTTAACAATTCCATTTTTTTCTTGCTAGTCTTAATCTGCTATTTGGATCTTTTGCAGCATTTGGAAACTTAGCCATCTGCCCCGCGGATCTAGCGCAGAATGACTTGCGTCTATTCGCATCCTTACTCCCCGGTTTAAGCTTTGATGGCTTAGTCGTAACCGCCATCTTTAATTTAGACCCCGGGTTCTCACGTCTGTAAGACGCTACACCCTTTGCGTTTAGGCCACCTGTCTTTGACTTGCCCTCACTACGTGCCCACGCTGCTGTCTTTGCCATCGTTATACTTTTTTAACCCTGTTCCCCATACCAACTCTTGACTTCTCAGCCTTCTTGGCAGCCAACTTTGAGGGTGATATCTCACTCTTTGTCTTAGGCGTATCCTTAGATACTCGTCTTGTTGGCCGGCAGTACTCGTTCTTACCCCCGGCCCCACAAGCCTTTCCTGTCTTTGTATCTTGCCACTTCTCAGACTGCCATCTTTTAAGATCCGTTCCGGCCTTAGTCTTTCTGACCACACCCGATGATTTCCTGCACTTAGCGATAGCCTGAGAGGCCCTTGCTGAGGGGAACACATCGTACGATGCCTTTACTTTCTTATAACAAGCGTCCTTTGGCATGATAGTTTCTTAGCAAGCTTTTTTTCCCATCATCTTCTTAGATGATTTACCCATCGCGCCTTTAGCTTTAACAGCTGATTTGTTTGTTGTTGTTGGGCCCTTCAATCTTGAAGCTGCCGGTAAACTTGGTGTTGCCTTTGTTGCCATTGTATATTTATTTAATTATTACTTCTTAAAATCCTTTTTTACTATAACCGCCTTTTTTTCTCATATCAGCTGCTTTTTTCTTATCAGCTGCTAAAACAGCTGCTTCTTTTTGAGCTTTAATTTTAGCTGCCGCTTCTTTAGCTCTAATGATAGCCATATCCTTGTCAAGAATTCTTTGCTCTGCTGCAGTTCTATTTTTTGGAGATAATTCAGTCCCTTTAATAGGTGCTAAAGATGCTGTTTCACGCATTTTAATTTGAGAAGCTTTTGTTCTAGTATCAAGCTCATCATACATTCCTTTTGCAGGACTGATAGATTGCTTACCAAGTTTCTTCATAGCTTGACCTTCAGCCTTCATCTTCTGACCTTCAGCCTTCATCTTCTGACCTTCTTTTTTTAACTTGTCACCGGGTCCGTCACCTTTTCCAAACTTTCCTGTTAAACGGTCAATAACAGTATTTCTAAAGTTACTGCTATTATAATCTTTCATTGCCATCTTATATATTTTAATAATTAACTTTACAAAAGTAATAAATTATATCTAATGGAAAAAAAGAACGACTACCTAAAATATTGGCGTATAGTAAAGTATTACGTAAAGGCCAAGTACGGACTAACACAGGCAGAGCTAGAGATGCTACTGTTCCTCAAGTCAGAGAGCTACTTCAGTAAAGACAGGTTCCTTGAGTTTAACCAAGTCTTCCCGTGGAACAAGAACAGATTTGATAACTTACTACGTGATGGTTGGATCGCAGTCTTTAGAAAGGGAAGCGGCCCGCGTAAGAACTTATACCACTTGCCGCAAAAGACTAAGAAGATGTTGGAGGTTGTTTATAAGAAGCTCAACGGTGAGGAGATTGCCACACACGAGAACTTTAACCCGATGTTTAAAAGGAACGTTAGCTACAGCGATAAGGTGTACCGCAACATGATCATCTCTATGAACGAGGAGATCAAGGCCAACAAGCTAAAAAATGAGACAGAGTAGTTGTACTATAGTACAACCACCACGTCTCTCTCCTGAATTATTGTGTACTGCTCATCGTTGATGACCATCGTAAAGCTGTTTGACTTGTCGTAGTAGATGTAGTCGCCCGTGCCAATAGCACTCACGTCCGTACCCGCGACAGCGACAACAGCCTTCTTATACCTCATCTGATTGGAGTCCTCTCCCGACAAGAGTAGACCGGAGGAGGTCTTAATCTCCTCCTCTACAGTCTTAATCACTAAATTTTTTCCGATTGCTTTCATACTACATTTTGTCATCTACGAACACGGGAGTCTTATCTCCCATGTACACACCTTTTACATTAAACTCAAAAAAATCTACAGCTTCTGTGTACGACATACCCTGCTCTTGGTATATCCTAATGCACTCACTCTCGGAGTATACAACCTTTAAGGTCATCTGCTCCACTCCGATAATAGCATCGTCTAGTCCTAACGCGAACAAGAACTCATCCTCAGGATACGCTTCTAATATTGACTCTCTCATTCTACACCGATTGTTCGTGCCATCGTGACGATAGCGTTAGTACTTAGTATCGTAACCGCTACACTTACCGCGTTTTGCAGTGCAGAGCGTGTTACCTTTAACGGATCGATTACGCCCATCTTGATTAGGTCACCCTTCTCACCGGTTTTTACGTTGTATCCGAAGCCATCGTTCACCATACAGTCCGCTACGTCCTCAAATGGTACGCCCGCGTTCTTAAGGATCTGCATCAGTGGCATATTTACAGCCAACTGCATGATCTTAGCAGCGATTACCTTCTCCTCCGTGTCGGTTGCGAAGCCTAAGCCCTCGAATATGTTCATTTCTCCCAAGGCTTTACCACCACCCGGCAAAATTCCTTCCTCCAAGGCTGAACGTACCGCGCAAACCGCGTCGTCAATCCTGTCGTACAGCTCCTTTTGCTCCAAGTCAGTGTTTCCACCCGCAAAGATGACACCAACTCCACCCGTTAGGGACGCAATTCGCTCCAAGATGAAGTCCTTGTCGTTCTTTTTCGTAGCTGCCTCGTTAGCCTTCCACAGCTGAGCGACTCTCTCGTCTATCTCTGCTTGGTCAGCCTTCACATCACTCGTCATGATGATGGTCTCGTCTCGTCCAACGATTACCTTACCCGCATGACCCAAGTCCGCGTACGTCATATGGCTCAAGTCGTCACCCGTCTTCTCACTGAAGTAGGTAGCACCAACACTTACCGCGATGTCCTGCATCAGCTCGTGCTGTTTGTACCCGAAGTTCGGTGGTTGGATAGCACATATCTTTAGTCCGTTCTTAACTACGTTAGCAGATAGGGTGTTTGTCATGTTCGTAGAACAAGGCGCGATGATCAAAAGCTTCTTCCCGTCCTTAACGAGTGGCTTTAACACAGCCTCTATCTGTAGGATGTTTCCTATCTCCATGTCAGAGACCAATACAAGTGTGTCGTCAAAGACACACTCATCCTTCTCCTGATTGTTGATAAACATCGGTGACAGGTATCCCCTCTGTACACGTAGTCCGTCTGTGGTCTCAGCGTATGTTGTAGTCGACTGAGACTTCTCAACCGTTACGATACCCGTTTTACCCACGTCCTTGTACACGTCAGCGATTATCTTACCAATGGTCCTGTCGTTGTTCGCAGAGATGGTAGCAACGTCCGCTAGCATACCCGTAGTGACCTTTTTGCTCTTCTTCTTAAGACGCTCAACTACTAAGTCACTTATCTCTGTCATGTGCCTTAACACCTGAGTTCTGTTGTGCTCAGGTTTGATTAGCTCCATACCACCTAACACCATGGCCTCAGTTAACACGATGGCCGTAGTCGTTCCGTCACCCGCTGTAGTAGCCGTTCGGTCAGATGCCTCTTTCATCATCTTAACCGCCAGGTTCTCCACAGGATCCATTAGCTCGATAGCCTTTGCTACCGTTACTCCATCCTTTGTTACCGTAATACCGTGTGTGTGGTGTGGTGACTCTATTAGTACCGTGTTCCCGTGAGGGCCCAACGTACTCTTGACAGCTGCTGCCATCTTCTTAACACCGGAGATTAACTTACGTCTTCCCTCCTCCTCGAAGTATAAATCCTTCGGCATATAACCTTGTCCTTGCATATTTAATTTGATTAATTATTACACAAAAATAACAATTAAATGGGAATATTAAGTGATTTACACCGCAATTAAGTATAATGTACGTTAAAATGCACATTATAATGTGTTTTTGCCCCTTATGACGGACATTATGCACATTATAGTATGCAAACTTTAGACACTAATTTAAAATAGTGGCAAATGTTGGTGTAATAAAAAAGGGTACCATACTTAAATGATACCCTCTCCCCTAAAACCAAACGCAAAAGCAATAATGCATTACAAAGATAGAACTATTATCTAAATAAACAAAAAAAAGTTTTAACTGCCAATTGACAAAATTATTTTCTCTATATATATATATATATATTTATATAATATATATTTTTTTCTCACTAGAATTAGAAGATAAAATCGACATTATCGACAGTAAGTTGATTATCAATACTTTAGTTGACATTCTCTCGACATAAAAATTAATAATTATGTCAATTATCGACAGAGAACATAAAAAAAGGGGAATTAAAAAAACTCCCCTCTCTAAAAAATTGTAAAAAAAGACTAGTCACAACAACTCTTACCCTTCATTGGCTCCATCATCTCAGAACGCATCTCTGCTCTGTACATCGCGTTCTCCATGATCATGGTCTTCTCTTCAACGTACCTTGCCTTCTTCATCATGGCTAACTTTTGGATGCCGGTCATACCATCAGGCGCGTTGTTAATCAATCTTCCGTTACGAACCTCTAGCCCGTCTAAGTTTCCTCTCTTGTTCATCATATCTTTAAGTTTTTACAAAGGTAAAAAATAATATCAGATAAGTGTAGTGTTGGGGTTGTACCACGTTTGACGCGCTCGGCCCCGGATCGGAAACGACTTTTTTTAAAGGGGGTGGGGGGTCAAAAAGGCGATTTCCTTGGACATTTTTTGGCTTTTCCCCTAGGGACTAGGTGCGCACATGGTCATGCCGTCCGTCTGCATCCCTTGTTGCACCTACGTTTGCGCGTATCCCCCTAGGATTTGGTATCTCCTTGGCTACGTCGTTGGTACACGTTTGGTACACGGAAAGAGATAGCGCATAACCTCCCCTCGAATTTCTATCCTTACTAATCAAATGAGGTGAATCAATCCCCTTTATAACCTAATGAATAAAAAACTTTAAACTTTTTTTAACTCGTGAATCCCTTGTTGGTAAAGGGATACAGAGCATTGAACAAAAATAATTCAAGAATTGCATTTGTTTTATTCAAGTATTATGCATTACCTTTGTACCGAAGGTCAAACGAGACCGACGTTCTTTCTCATCATGTAATAAGCATTGCCTACGGGACAAACCCCAACAAAGCGAAATCAAGCGCAATTAAATTGATTGTGTAGCGAATTAAAAAACAGAAATCCGGTCATGCTTTGGATGTATACAGATTGTGATGGTTCGATTCCATCTTTATAAGCGTGGTGCAATCTAAACAACCATGTGGATGTAACGTACATTCAATCGGAGCGATACCGACCACATGGGCTAACTTTTAAAACCAAATAGTCATGACAAAAGAACAAATCAAATTAATCGAGACCTTGTTATCCTACGCAAATATGTTAGATGACAGCGAACAAACGGAGAAATTCCAAGAGCAGTTGGGAAGCGTAAGAACTACGTATGATAACTACTACCGCGCATTGAATGATGCAAGGGAGATATTAGAATCAAACAAATAAGCATGAATGGTTCACGGAGGGATTCGATTTCCCTCCATGCTTCTAAACTTTAAAATCAAATAGCAATGAAAAAGGTATCAACACAATTGACAAAGCGCATTGACGAGATTAATGCGCTCATCCAACAAGCGAACGAGTTGGAGTTAACGGCTTACACGTACGGAGGTGGAACATTTCCCAACATCATTAACCTAAAGCCAATCGTAGTTAAGAATCAGTTCGTGACCATTGAAACGGCATCAAAATCTCAGTACGATTTCATCGCGAAGGAGCGATACAACGTGAACAAGGATGACGTGTATTCATTCAACGGATTATCACATTTAAAAAGCGATTTGACCTACATCAAACGCGCATTAGTTAACGCAATTAAAAACAATTAAGATGAGAACAAACAACCTTATCACATCAGCATTAATCATTACGGCATTGACCTCCATTCTTGGATTGACTCAATGTCAAACATGGGAGCATTTTGGAATGTTCAGCTTTGCAATCTTCGTGAGTATATTCATGCTAGGATTGGTAGCGACAGAGAAATAGTATAAACCATTTAAAGCATAAGTCATGAGATTAGTATTCAAACACAAGGAAACGTTACAAGTATTCAGATTAGGTAACACTACAAACGACAAGATTGAAGCAGACAAGGGACGCAAGATAGTTCAAACGTATACCTTTTCACGTTCACAATTCGAAAAGGATTTGAACGGGATGCGCGAGTTTTTCAGTCATGCAGATACGAATTGTTTGGATTGTCCGTTTAACGAATTCGGGAAATGTTATACGCACAAGTTCAATCAGTACGTCGGATTCAAATCCATGTTGAAATCAATCAAGAATGAGTTTGCTACATGGGACGATGTGCCGGAATACGATGAGTATATCGGTGCTGTAATCGTTAGCATGAGCGCAAAAAAGTTCATCCGATTCGGAACGTATGGTGAGCCTAGTTTGCATCCACAAGAGTTAATTGAGGGGATGGTGAGCGCATCACAAAATTGGACGGGATATACGCATCAATGGACAAAGAAGAAAGAGTTAAGTAAGTTTTTCATGGCATCTGTTCACACATCAGAAGAGGAACAAAACGCATCAAGCGAAGGATGGCGCTCATACGTAGCTACGGAGACAAAGTTAGACGAGTATGTTAATTGTCCTGCATCAAAGGAATCCGGATACAAAAGTTCATGTTCTAAATGTGGATTGTGTTCGGGAACAGAAGGAAAAGGAAAGAAGAGTATTTACATTTTAAACCACTAAACAATGAAAACAATAAGCAATGTAGCATTCGAATGGAGCGCAGATGACGTTCAAAGAAGGATTGATAACTTACTTGGCAATGACCAAGTAATTGTGTTATCTCGCATAGATGACCAACATGAGTTTCTTAACAATGTGATTGAAAAGAATAAGTTTAAAATAATTGAATTGATTAACAATTTGATTGATGAGGAAATTAACAACATTTAAAATAAACAACATGAAAACATTTGAATTAGAAGGATTCGAATCTTGGATACAAGATGGAAACGCAATGATTATTGACAACGCATGGTCAACACAATGTGCGCAATGGTGCAATAGGATAGAAACAAAACCGGAATTGTGGAAATATTTCCTTAAGGAGTTCTACGACATCACTCCGGACAAGTATTTCTTTGACAAGGTAAAGCCTTACATGGAACTAAACGTAGATGGTGTATGGGAACTAAAGTTCAAGTATGCATCGGATTGGTTGGTAGACCTATTCAAGATAACGCGTAACGCAATCCATGGTAGATTGGCGCAAGGGAATTACTTTGATACGGACGAGTTCAGTGTACGTATTGATAAACCATTAGGTAGATTCACGCGCTACGAGAAGATATATATTAAAGAGTTAAACGATTTCGAATTTTAAAAAACAAACGACATGACAAAGTACAGAGTTAAAACAAAAACCGGAGAATTATTTATTGTAGAAGCGTGGAACGAGTCAAAGGTAATTTGGCTCATGTCCTACGAAGGATTCGAGGTATTAACAATAACTAAAATCTAAACAAGATGCTAATTGAATTACAAGAAAGAGATACGATATTGATTGACGGGATGCATTCAATATTGACGGGTTACTACGAGTTAATCGGACAAGTAAGTGGTACGAGATTGTACATTGTGCGATGCGCTGATACGGGCGAATTACACGTTGTTCCGTTGCATATGTCAGAGTTATTAAATTAAAGCAAAGAGCGATGATAGTGAGAAAGGAAGCGAACGTTGTAATTTATGACAACCTAGGTGAGACCTATGACCGATACACAATTTTTATTGGTGATGACGTGTTTGGCATGAGTGCCGAGGGACTAGGATTCAATATGTACATAGGTGACCGAACGGAGATTAAAGAGGGTGACCACCTCGGGATTATGTTAGACCATATCCCACATGGAATACAGAAGGCGATTAACGAACGATTAAAACAAAACTAAAATGGAAAAATTTGCAAGACGTTGTGATGCTACGGGAAAAGGCATGAACGAAGGATACGTATTCGGTGACGGAGAACTATGCTTCAGCGAAGAGAAACACCTAATTGACCACCTACGTGGATTAGATTGGGAGGATTCAAACGGCAAACGTTCAAAAGATATTGAGGACGATGCAGAGTTGATGAACTACTTCTACCGGGAAGATATGTACTACTACACGGAGTGGGACTTCTACGATATTGACGACGAGTGGTACGATGCAGAGGGAAACGAATACAATAATTAATTTAAACTTTAAAAAATAGAAAACATGACAATGTACAATGTATATTACATCGACCAACTATATGGAGGTAAAGATGAGTATGAAATTACGACAAGTAATTTTCACAAATGGCTACAAGAAACCAATGCCGAGAGAGAGGCTAATGGAGAGATTCCATACAATGAAGATGAATTTAGACTAGAAGAAATATTAAACAACTAAAAAATAGAAAACATGGGAAGATATTATAGTGGTGACATAGACGGCAAATTTTGGTTTGCCGTCCAACCAAGTAACTCAGCAGATAGATTTGGTGTAACGGGACGAGTTCCGGATTACATAGAGTATTTGTTCTGTGAAGATGACAAGCAAGGTATTGAGTCTGAATTAAAGAGAATAGAAAAGGCGTTAGGCGAAGATCTACAAAAGTTGGAAAATTTCTTCAATGCGAATACCTCGTATAGCGATGATATGTTAACTGAGAATGGTATTGATTCAAGAAAACTACGTGACTACGCAGACTACAAGCTAGGGCAAAAGATACTTGAATGCCTAAACGTACAAGGATATTGTGAATTTACTGCAGAACTTTAATAAACTAAACGACAATGGAAGCAATGTATAAAGGATTCAAGATAATTGAGACCATGCAAGAAGGTGGGGCAACAACATCAGTTGCCTACCTATTCGATGAGGCGATATTCGGGACGTTCAGTCACTTGGACACGGAGACATCGTACGAGAAGATGATAATTAAAATTAATAACTACCTAAAAAACAAAACAAAATGACAACTAACCAACAACAAATCATTGATGCATTAGTAAACGAGTTCAATAGAATTGAGGCAATGCACAAACCAAGTACGACGTTCAGTCTAATCAACGTGGATGCGCTGAAAGATAAGACAAATGAAATCAAACGATACAAGCTACAAGAAGAAGCAGAGTCGTTAGCGTGGGATGAAATTGCGAACGAAGAGGCAAGACGTTTAGTAAAGCTATTCCAAGCAGACTTACCTAGGGCATCAGTTCAAAAGTATGGTAAAGAGAATCGTTTCTACGACCTACCGAGTGTACTCATTAGACGAGATGAGCGTTCATCAACACACCACGAGGATTGTGTAAATGTAGAGGTTGTAATCATTAAGAAAAATGACGTGAACGATTCATTCGGGAACACATACTCACGAGGTGTTAAACTAAACTACCGATACAATTATCTTGGCAAGGCGTATGAGACGATTGAGGAGTTGGTATCAGAGCCTCACTTCCTTGAGTTAATAAGAAACAGAGTACTTTAATAAACGAAATAAACGAAACAACATGACAGCAAGAGAACAACTAAATCTCATGGATGAGATAAGATACAAGGCAAACATCAACATGGTTACCTGTGGGAATTGTGGTACGATATTACTTGTGCGCATGAAGGACGAGTACGTGGACTGCTACGAGTGTAAGAGTACGTTCGCTGAGTCTGACTGCCCGGACTATTGGTACGAGGGAATGCCGGAGTTAGACCAAGATGAGTATATAAACTAAAACAAAACAATATGTATAACGAGAGACTAGAGTACCTAAGACAAGAACTTAGGGCAGAGAGAATAAGCATAGGCGAGTTGATAGAGTTACAGAGCCTAGCAAAGTATATTGACAAGGATGACCTAGAGTTACTAGAGGCATCGGGTATTAAAGAATCTAAAACAAAATAATATGTACACACTACCATTAACAGAACAGAATAGAAAAGAGGTAATCCAAGAGGTGATTGACCGAATGTTATACCTACCAAGCAAGAGACGTGAGGTCTTCATGGAAATTTTAATGGACTCATTTGATGCGTTCCCATTGGATCATGAGGTGAACGAAAGAGGCATCAAGGTCTTTGTTCCCGTGCGAGAAATGTAGTATATTTATTAACAATTTAAATCAAATAAAATGCAACTAAATAGAAATTTAGAAAGAGTCGTGTACCTATTTGCAGGTATCGGCTTAGCTTGGTTCGTACTGAAGTCATGCGAAGCCAAGCCCGTACCACGTGTACACACGCCATCACTAGCATCAGTTAAGCCCATAGTCGATTGGCATGGTAAGTTCACCGGAAAGAAAGAAAAATACTTAAATCATTTGTACAATGGAAAAAACTGAGCGACAAAAAGCAATTGAGCGCAAGGTGTTCGACCTACGTTTCTCATTTCTAAAGATAGAGACCAAGCGAGGAGAGAAGATGAGTCTTGACATGGCGACTGAGTGCGCACTAGAGTGTGTAGGGTACATCACAGAGAACTTAATGAAGGCGAATGCACCGGAAGAGGTGATATCAGAGTGGTTAGAGATAAGCCTAGTATTGTATAACGAAAAATTTAAATCAAATGAAAATTAACATTCAAAGAGAAGTAAGCAGAGACGTATTGGAGACCATATTCGTAACTGCGTTAGAGGGTGGTAGCAACTATTGGTACTACATCAATCCTGACAATTATAAAAAGGTACGGGATGCTGTGAGTGTAGACGAGGAAGATTGTTTCTCTGTCGCATTCGCCAAGGCTATCATTGACAAGGGTGTGAGTGTAGAGATACACGACATAGAGGACATGGAGAACGATGAGCCAATCGGAGTTATCAACGAGGAGTCAATTATGAGTGGACTGCAGAAGATGGTAGACGAGGGCGATGGATGGGCGTTGTTCGATGAGATAGCCGAGCAAGGTGACGCAATATCATCGGATATGTGCTTTCAGTACATGGCGTTAGGCGAGGTAGTATACGGATAAATAATAGGATATGAGATACAAGCTAATATATCAAATCGGAAAGAAAGTAATCCAAGAGTGGACGTTTAACAATAGGTCATTAGCATATTGGATGAAGTCTGAGCTTCTAATTAAGGGAGGCTATGACATGGGTAAATTTAAAGTAACAGAGATATGAAACAGACAGCAGTAGAGTACTTAGAGGATGTCATGACACAATGTTTAGGTGTTGACAGGATGCGTTTACTATTCAATGAATTTCAAAAAGCTAAGGAAATGGAAGTAGAATATCAACACGAATACAAATGGGATAACTGCAAGAAGATTATCCATGAAGGATTTGTGTACGTCAAGTACAATGATCTACTTCAGTGCGAAAAAAGTTTAAACAATTGCACATAAATCAATCTTATTAACTATATTTGTCAACAAATCAAATGAAAAAACAAATCTTTAATCAATTCATCAAGTCAATCACGAAGCTATTCGAGATTAGTGAGCAAGATATGTTCGCTAAGAGCAAGAAGCGTAGTGTTGTGGACGCTAGGCAGTTACTATACTTCCTATGCGTAAACAGAGATATGCGCTACACAACCATCCAAGAATACCTTCTTGAGCGTGGTGTGTCCGTATCTCATACCACCATCATCCATGGCGTTAAGCAGATGCAACAGCGCATGAACGAGGACAGAGACATCGTCTCAATCATCAACACAATTAACAGAGTAATCTAACAACTAAATCAAATACAAATGGAAAAGCAAAAATCAGTATTCGGAGTGCTGTCTTCAGTAGACATCCGAGAAAAAATCGAAACAAAGGGTAACGTCAAGTACCTATCGTGGTCTTACGCATGGGAGATTCTTAAGGAGAACTATCCAACAGCAAAGAGAATCATCTATGAGAATCCTGACACAAACCTAAACTACTTCACAGATGGCAACACAGCATACGTGAAGGTTGGTGTTGAGGTGGAGGGGATGGAGAACATCGACTACCTACCAATCATGGACTTCCGTAATCAGTCAATTAGATTAGACAAGCTAACGTCCATGGACGTGAACAAGGCTATCCAACGTTCGACTGCTAAGGCAATCGCTATGCATGGACTAGGACTTCAGTTGTGGACAGGTGAGGATATGCCTGAGTTAACTACGGCTAAGCCATCTGTGTCAAAGAAGAAGGTTGATAGTGAGAAGAAAGAGGATGACGAACCGCAGTTGCCAATCCTTAAACCGAACACACCTGAGTTCGCTAAGATTGAGGAGTACATCAACGCAAACAAGGCGTTGGGTGAGGACAAGATAGTTAAGCAGATAGGTCGTAAGTACTTGCTGTCAGCTCTGTCACGTAAGATGATTCAAAATATGTTCAAGTAATGGAGAGCGTAATTGACATCCTACGTAACGATGACGAGTACTATGGTGGAGAGGGAAAGAAGTACCTATCCAACTCAGACATCGGTGTCTTACTTCGCAACCCAAGGGAGTTTGGGGTAACACGCGAGGACAACAAAAACTTTGCAGAGGGCAGATACTTTCATCAGTTGTTGATTGAGCCTGACAAGGCAGAGGTCGCGTACTTCGTTGAGGCATCTACGCGCAACACAAAGTTGTACAAGGACTATTGCGCAGAGAACAACATCCCATTCTGTATGCTACAGAGCGAGAAGGAGGAGATGGAGCGATTGGCATCAGTCATGAAGCAAAACATCTACTTCTTTGACGAGATATACAAGGATGGAAATGTGTACGAGCAACCCGCAATCGGAGAGATTAAAGGTCGTATGTGGAAGGGTAAGGCTGACATCGTAACAGACGAGGTCATCATAGACCTAAAGACAACGAGCGACATCCATAAGTTCAAGTACTCAGCGAAGGCATACAACTACGACAGCCAAGCGTACATCTACCAACAGCTATTCGGTAAGCCGTTAATCTTCTTTGTGATTGACAAGCTAACGGGTCAATTGGGAATCTTCAGACCAACAGAGAACTTCTTGTTGGGTGGTGAGAGAAAAGTAGAGAAGGCGATTGAGGTGTACGACACGTACTTCGGAGACGATCAGTTGGACGAGGTAGACAACCACTACATTGACGAGACCCTAGACTAATGGTACTAAGAACGCCAATGCAAAAGATATTGCACAGACGACATCTCAAGATGATTAGGTCATGGAGATTTATCATGGAGAGGTACAAGAACGAAGAGTATGATTAACAAATCAATCAAGAATAAGTGGCAATTTTTACCACATATCTTAAATAGAAATGATAACTAAACAACAAGAACAATGAAAGAGAAAACAATAGAACAAGTTGCTGAGGAATATTCAAAAAGAAGTACTGCTCCTGTTTTTCAAGAAGCACATAAACAAGATTTTATAGCAGGTGCTGAATGGCAATCTAAAAAAATGTATAGTGAGGAAGAAGTTTTAGAAGTATTTGAACACTTTAAAATGGATTTGCCTTTTCATTATGAGTTTTTAGTTAAAGAACATTTGCTACAACTTAAACAACAAGAACAATGAAAACAGCGGTAGAATGGTTAGAAAGTATTGATATTGAGAATTTGGCTGAAGAATTTGCTAAGAATCATTCAATATATCCAACAGCACAAGATGATACTGAGTATGGATTTAAACACGGATTCCAAAAGGCAATTGAACTAATTAAACAACAAGAACAATGAAAAAATTAATTTTAATCGTGGGAATCACATTGACGATGATGTCTTGCACAAAAGAGAACTGCAACTGCGGTGTAATTCAAAGTGATAACGTAGCAGACTACTCCATAGTAATTAGGAATAGTTGTTCGGGTAACAACAAGACGTTCTACCTAAGTGAAGGGGATTGGATGAACGCTCATCCCGGAAGTGACTACTGCATAACAAACGTACAATCTTGGTAAGATGAGTTGGAGACAAGGACAGAAAGAAGAGTTCTCCTTCTATGTAACGGGAGCTGTCGTAGTAATTAGTATAGCGTTAGTTGTTGGCGCGTTGATACAACAAACATTTTTTAAGTAATCAATTAAATTAAATACAATGGAACAAAAAGAAAAAGTATTCGCAGACGGATTTATTTTCAAGCGAAGAGAAGATGCACCGGACTTCGTGATCGGTAGACTATCAATCAAAGTAGACGAGGCTATCGCATTCCTACGTCAGAACGAGAAGAACGGGTGGGTAAACCTAGATGCTAAGACAGGTCGTAGTGGTAACCCATACCTTGAGTTAGACACGTACGAGGGCAAGGCAAACAACTCAAATGCCGAATCTAAGAAGCCGTCTGTCAGTAATACGCCTCAGGTAACAGAGGAAGACGAGGATGAATTACCATTCTAACCATTTGATTATCAATTAGTCAAGGGGAGTTAACGCTCCCCTTTTTTAACCCCTAATAATTAAATAAAAGCAAAAGACCCCTCCCTATACTATATATATATTTAAATATATAATATTTTTTTATTCTTATATACGAGGAGAAAAAATCGACAGAATCGACATAACCCTTATTTATAAAGGGATTTATAATTTGAAAACGACATAAAATCGACACTAAGATGACATATACTATAACAATATTCAAAAATATTAAGGAAACCGACACTCCTTTCTACCGAGATGTAGAGAACATCCTTGATAGGGTGAAGAGTGGTGCGTCCAAGGACTTGGTTAAGAAGATACGCACAGAGAAGCGTAAGGACGTGCGTAACGACCTTAAAAAGCTTTTACCTGCAGTTTGCTTCAGTGGTACCTTTACGAAGCGTACAGACAACTCTTTGGTGGAACACAGCGGACTCATCTGCTTGGACTTCGATGGGTACCAAAAACAAAAGGAGTTACTTCAGGACAAGGAGCAAATCTCAAAGAACAAGTACGTGTACTCAGTGTTCATATCACCATCAGGTAACGGACTAAAGGTATTGGTAAAGGTTCCTAAGGATCCTGAGAATCACACTAACTACTTCAACAGCCTAGAGAAGTACTTTGACTCACCATACTTCGATAAGACATCAAAGAACATTAGTCGCGTATGCTACGAGTCGTACGACCCGTTAATCTTCGTGAACGAGAACTCATCTGTATGGGACATCATCGAGGAACCTGAGTACCAAGAGGTAACAAAGTTTAGAGACACGGCTACCATTCCAATCACCGATGAGAACAAGGTAGTCGAGATACTAATCAAGTGGTGGGAGAAGAAGCACCCGATGGTTGAGGGACAACGCAATCACAACGCGTACATCCTAGCGATGGCGTTCAATGACTTCGGTGTCAACAAGAGCCTTGCATCGTACGTACTTAATCAGTTCGCTACAAAAGACTTCACGTTAGCTGAGATTGCAACGACAATTGACTCAGCGTACAAGAACACAGCTAACTTCGGCACAAAGTACTACGAGGACGAGGAGAGAGTAAACCAAATAAAAGCCAAGCTAAGACGTGGTGTCTCAAAAAAGGAGATACGTATTCAACTACAAGATTCCCATTTGGATACGGAGACAATCGATTCAGTTCTGAACAAGGTAGAGGAGGAGAACGCTAACTCTACATTTTGGTCAAAGAACGACAAGGGAATCATCAAGGTAGTACACATACTATTCAAGCAGTTCTTGGAAGACAATGGGTTCTACAAGTACTGCCCGGAAGGTGGTAAGAACTACGTGTTCGTGAAGGTAACGAACAACTTGATAGACCACACGTCGGAGAAGGAGATAAAGGACTTTATCCTTGACTATCTAATTAACCTTGACGACATAAGCCTATACAACTACTTCGCGGACAACACACGATTCTTTAAGGAAGAGTTCTTGTCTATGTTGGCAACGATTGATATCTACTTCATCGAGGACACCAAGGACTCAGCTTACCTGTACTACAGGAATTGCGCTGTTCACATATCCAAGGGAGAGATCAAGACGATTGACTACTTGGACTTAGGTGGATACGTATGGAAGGAACACGTGATTGATAGAAGCTTTAACATCTGCGACATCACTGACAAGTGTGACTATGTTCAATTCATCTCGAACATCTGTGGTAACGATGAGTACCGAGTAGCTACCATGGAGAGCACGATTGGATTCCTTATGCACGGGTACAAGAACCTATCGTTCTGTCCGGCTGTCATCCTAAACGATGAGGTCATCAGTGACAACCCTGAGGGTGGTACGGGTAAGGGTCTATTCATGAACGCATTGAGTCAAATGAAGAAGCTAGTGGTGATTGATGGTAAGGCGTTCGCATTTGAGAAGTCTTTCCCATATCAGTTACTTAGTGCAGACACACAGATACTATGCTTTGATGACGTTAAACGATACTTTGACTTCGAGCGATTGTTCTCTGTCATTACGGAGGGACTAACGCTTGAGAAGAAGAACAAGGACGCTATTAAGATACCATTCAGTAAGTCACCCAAGGTAGCCATCACTACGAACTACGCAATCAAGGGAGCCGGTAACTCATTCGCAAGACGTAAGTGGGAGTTGGAGTTGCATCAGCATTATAATATGCACTTCACACCGCAGGATGAGTTCGGTCGTCACTTCTTTGCAGATTGGAACGATGAGGATT